ACATCTCACTAAGTCACCATGAGGACCAAAAATAATTCAAAAACCCCAGTATACCAATCTGCCAAGGCCGCGGCGGTCGGAATGGGCATCCCGATTGGCGTCATCAAGTGGGCAAAATCGCAGGGCGCTCCTGGCACAACCGGGTCGCGGATATGGCCCGCCAAGCTCCTGCCTTGGCTTGAGACGCATCAGCCGGACAAAGACGAGCCGGTACTCAACAAGGACCAAGCGGTATTGATGCGCGTCCTGGAGCAGGTCCGCGACCTACGCCGGAAAAACGATGAGAAGGAGGGGAAGCTCGTCCCGGTCGCGTGGGTCGCGGAGCGCATGGGCGCGGCGTGCTCGGAGTTCATCCGGCTCCGACAACTCGAAAAGGACGGGTGGAGCGGGAAGCTCGCGGCCTTTCACGGTGTCACGGTCGCGGCGGCACGCACCCTGCACGACGAGGCGACCGAGGACATCGGGAAGATCCTTCAATCCCTTTCCTCGGTGTTCGTGGACTCAAACTCAAAATGAAGAACAGGAGACTACTGCTGCAAACAGAGATGTTGGGATGCTTGGTTTTAATAGCATCCGGTCAAAACCGCGAAGACCTCATTCGGTTGGCTGCGGGACTTAACGAGTTATGCGTATTTCAGATAATTGAGCAGACGTGGACGCCTACGGGGTCAACAACCGAGAATGTACTGCTGAAATGGATGCCTGCTGATACTGAAACAAATCAACCCAACAAATGAACCTGCCACAAGCCAACATCATCGACCAGATAGAGAACGCGCTGCGAGCCGTCCAGAGTGATGAAAACGTCAGGTTGAAGGACCGCATCAAGCAACTGGAGGGCATCATCGAACGCGCTACAAAAGCGTTCTTTGTTGATGGTTCCCACAAGTCAACTTCCGTTGCCATGTTGATGATTCTTGGGGAATCCAATAGACCGCCCGACACTGACTCAAATTAACCCAAGTCGTGACGCCACGAGCGTCTGCTGCTTCGCACAATCCCAACCATGGTTCGGCCGTCCCGCTATTTGCTGCCAGCGGCGGACCATGCGTTGGGTCGCTGGCTCCTTCACCATCTTCCTGCGCTCTGAACTCATCTGGCGTTTGAGTTCGTTCTCGTTCTCGTCCCCGGTGTCGATGGGTTCAATCCAGCTTCCTGCATCAATCAGGCGCTGCATGATGTCGCACACCGGGTCCGAGGCGAAGCGGATTAGGTGGCAGGCAACCGCGGACGACGAAATCCCCTGCATGGATTGGCCGAAGGTGCGCGGTGCCCAGACTTTCTCGACGCGCTGGCCTTCGCCGAGGTCGTGGGTGAAGCCCTCGGTCGCACCGACACCTCGGGTGGCAAGCCATCCGTTTTGAGCACAGGCCGCATAAACGCCATAATCGCCTTTGGCTTCAAACCCAGAATCCACCGCGACAAGGCGCGCGTTGAATGCCGGGTCGTGTTTGGTTCCACGAAACTGGACGGTCTTGATGTTCCACAGCTCCGACTTAGCTTTGACCTCGCCCCATGAGTAGAGCGGCCCCCACCACACTCGATGTGAGACGCCGCTCTTGTCGGTCTTCCAGTCTCGAATCATACACCAGAACAGGCCCTCGCCCTGCTTGTCCACGGTCATGATGCGCCACGATCCTTCGGAGGCTTCGGGCAACACCGCGTAGTCAGACCGTGCCAACGGCTGCGTGTTCTCGATGGCGGTGCGCTCTGACTTCGGTTCGGCGAGCCGCTTCTGAAAGAAGATGATGGTTGGCTCGTAATTGCCTTTGCCGGCCTCGGTCCGCGCTGACAACCAGCGGAGGAGGTTCGTCTCCCACGGCCCATCGATCAGGCAGTTCCAATGCGCTGACATTCGGCTCCCGCTTCCAGGCTGCGCGCAGTGGTAGCGTCCTGTCGCGTTCCAAGCGGCCCGTGTTGCCTCCGTGTCGCGATGTTGATGCCGACAGACCTCGCACTCGAAGCGCAGCGTCTCGATGGCTTGCTGCTCATTGTAGAAGCCGCGGGTGCTCTTCTCGGCGTCATAGCAGATTCCCCAGCGCGAACCGTCCGCGCGGAAGCCTGACCATCGAGGCTCTTGGTAATGCCCGCACGCCGCGCACTGGACTTGCCATTCGTGGGTAGCGCCGCTGTTGTATTGAGTCTCCCAATCGTCTCCGTCTACGCCGCCTTGTGAGATGGCCAAGAGCTTGGAGTTCCCGATCTTCTCGAAGTCACCAAGCCGTCCCTTGGCTTCCTCGATGATTCCGGAATCGTAGAGCCAAGGCTCGTCAAGTATGACGTACCGGAACCCTCGGGATTGTAGGCCACCGACTGCCGGACCGATCAGCGTGATGAGAAGGCCATCGGGAAACAGGACGTTGTTGGTCCTCTGCTTGTGCCTCGCGATGCCGGTCGGGAGGATGTCCCGGATTGCGGCCACGCTTTTGAGCGCCGGCATCGCACGCATCTCCGCATGGCTCTTGGCGATGGCTTCATCCTGGAACACCCACAGCACAGAGCCAGGGTCGTTTGCGCGCGTCCACGGCATCCACAGGTCGGCCAGCAGCGTTTTCCCCGACCGCACCGGCGCGCGGATGTTCACCTCGCGGACGCGCTCATCCTTGAGCCATTCAAACGGCTCCATGAAGTGCCGACTCCCGGAGAGGTCGAACCGACCGCGGCGAGCCAGTGCGTTCGGCAGCGTGATGTTGTCGCGTGCCCAATCCCACACCGGCCGGCGATCGGGAACCCACGGGAACGATGACCATGATTCGGAGAGTGTCATCGGCGTTCAACGAGATCACGAAACGACTTGGCGGCCATACGGAAAAGCCTCGGCGTGACCTTCATCATCTCGGCCACCTGAGCCTGCGTTCGGCCTCCGAGCAGGTCCGGTCTCGTTGCGTGGACAGCTGCGAGGGCGCGCAAGGCGGTCTGTTGAGGGCGAAGCCGAGGCTGGTCTACAAGCCAGCGGAAGAAGATCTCGAGGGCGTCCGCGCTCTTTGATGTCTCCGGTTTCACAAGGTCTGCCGTTTCACCATCAGTCCACCCGTTGCGTTGATCGATTTCGTCAGCCATTGCGTAGTCTTGGTCGTGATCTTGTAAAGACGAGGTCCGTCGGTCCGCAGGCGTTGACGATAAGTCTCCGCCGCTGAATGTGCGAGCCATCGAAGAGCCGTTCACGTGGGAATTACACACCTATATTCCGACAAGAGAAAGGGGAGGTTGACCTCGTAATTTCCTATCGGCCGCAAGGGTGCGATGGCACTGCGTCACTTCCCCGGCATGACTCAAGACTGGCTTGAGAAGAAGCTGCGCGTCGCCATGGAAGCCGAGGGCAGCGGTCAGCGCACCGTGTCAGGCGGAGCCGGTGACCTGACATCTTCTGTGCTCATCACAGAGAGCGCGCCCGCTTTGAAACGAAAGCTTCTGCATGATCTAAACATCGTCGCGCCAGCAACTTACCCAGCGGCGGACGTGTTGATCCCGACGCGGACCGTGGCCTATTTTGGTAGCAACACGCAGCTATGACGCACACCCATCTTCTCGGTCTGCTCGGTCAGCCGGCGCTCATCACTGCGACCGCTTACACCGCGGCCAAGCAGTTGATACTTGCGCGCATCGCGGGCCATTCGCAGGCCGTCCGAGAGGGTTCCGGCCCGTGCGGCGAGGAGGTCGAGATGCCCCAGATGGTAATCGAGAACGGCATCGCTGTCATCCCGGTCGCCGGCATCCTTGGATGGAAGTTGTCCGGCATGGAGAAGGGGTCGGGCTGCACCGACTATTCCGACATCATCGAGGACATCGAGGTCGCCTCGGCCGACCCAACGGTGACCACCATCGTCTTTGACATAGACTCGCCGGGCGGGATGGTTTCGGGAGTCTCGGAATGCGCTGAAGCCATCGCGACGTCAGGCAAGAAAACCATCGCCTACGGGTCCGGCCTCGTCTGCTCCGCGGCCTACTGGCTGGCCTGTGCCTGTGATGAGATTTGGGCCACGCCGTCCGCGACCATCGGGTCGATTGGTGTTTACGTTCCGCACCACGACGTGACCGAGATGCTGGCGAAGGAAGGCATCAAGGTCCGGCTTTTCGCAAGCGGAACCCTCAAGGGCGCCGGCTACCCTGGCGTCCCTCTCACCGAGGCTCAAGCCACCGACATCCAAGCCTCGGTGGATGCCATCAACGTGGATTTCCAAGCGTTCGTCACGTCGGCCCGCGGAGCTATTGATGGCGGCGACATGCAGGGCCAGACGTTCCGCGCCGTTGAGGCCCAAAACAGGGGCTTGATTGATGTCATCACCTCCGATTGGCAGGACACCTTGGGCGAACCCGAGGCAGACTAATTTCCTATTTTTAAGCTAAGGAGTAAGATGCAACTTCCCAATTTCATTTCCCACGCTCTCGCTTTTTTCAAAACTGCGGAGGCGCATCAAGCGAAGGTCGAGGCCGCGCTTGGTTCGGCATCCGCCGCGCAGGCCGAGGTCGTCCGTCTTACCGGTGAACTCGCCGCTAGGGATGTGACGATTGGCACCAACGCATCCGCGCTCGCCGACTTCGAGGGTCGCGTCTCTGCCGCCGTCCTGACTGCCAATGCCACCGCCAAGGCGTTGCAAGATGCCGCCGAGGCGAAGGCTGTCAAAGCCGAAGCGGACCTCGCGGCTCTCATCGCCAACCCATCGGAGCAGGCCCGCATGATTCTCGCCAAGACCGGCACCACGCCGGCCCCGAAGGTCAAGGCTGACCTGAGCGAGAAGACCATGCCTCGCGCCGAATTTAGCAAGCTCACCCCCTCCGAACAGAGCGCCTTCGCAAAGGCAGGCGGAATTCTCACCAATTGATTTCAAAACACGCAACTGACATATGCCCAACACGCTGACCAACCTTATCCCCGCGGCCTACCGCGCGCTGAACGTCGTTTCGCGCGAGCTGGTGGGATTCATCCCCTCCGTCCAGCTCGACCCCAGCGCGGACATGCTGGCCGCAAACCAGACCATCTACATCCCTGCCGCGCCGGTGAACAGCGCCGGCAAGGACATCACGCCGGCGATGGCGTTCCCGACCGCCGCGTATCAGACCATCGGAACCAAGTCGCACACCCTCAGCAAACAGCGCGCGTTCCCGTTCTCCTGGACTAATGAGGAGCGGATGAGCGTGAACGCCGGCCCCGGATACCTCTCGATCAACGAGCAGCAGATCGCGCAGGCCATCCGTGCCTGCATCAACGAGATGGAAGTGGATATCGCGGTTGCCGCGAAGAACGGCGCGAGCCGCGCATTCGGCGCGACCGCTGGCACCGCCCCTGTTCTCGCTGACTGGGCACAGGCCAAGAAGATCCTCGATGACAACGGCGCGCCGAGTGGCGACCGCACCTCCGTCTTCGACACCACGGCCGGCGTCGCGCTTCGCTCCACCTCGAATCTGTATAAGGTCAACGAGGCTGGCGATGGCTCGCTGCTCCGCCAGGGCCTGCTCGGTAGCCTCTACGGCTTCGGACTCCGCGAGTCTGCGCAGATCCAGAGCACCACGAAGGGCACCGCCGCCAGCGCCACCACGAACGCTGCGGGCTACGCGATTGGCGCAACCACGCTGACGCTCGCCGCGGTCGGCACCGGCACCATCGTTGCGGGTGACATCCTCACCTTCGCCGGCGATACGAACAAGTATGTCGTTGCCACCGGAAACGCGGACGTTTCTGCCGGCGGCACTATCGTCCTCGCCGAGCCCGGCCTCCGAATCGCGATGAGCGCGGCCACCAAGGCTATCACTGTCTTTGGAACCTCGGCCCGCAACACGGCTTTCAGCCGCAACGCCATACTGCTCTCGACCCGCCTCCCGGCTTCGGTTGCGGGCGACCTCGCCAGCGACCGTCAGGTTGTCACCGACCCGAACACCGGTATCAGCTTCGAGTTGTCCATGTATCCCGGCGACCGCATGGTTCACTATGAGGTCGCGGCCTGCTGGGGCGTCACGGTCATCAAGCCCGAGCACCTCGCGATCATCATCGGATAATCCTCACAGCGCGCCGCACACGCGCCCCACAGCATCAAGCGGCGGCAGGGACTATCAACCTGCCGCCGCCTTTTTTTGAGACGGAAACTGAAACGGAAACGGATTCTCGATGGCACTCATAACCGTCACAGGCATCGCAAAACGTCCGACCGGGGAACCGTCTGAGCTGGTGCGTTTTGATAGGCGAGTTGCACCGGATCAGATTGGAGACACCACGGTCACGGGGCATCGCGCGCGAGTGGTTCCAAATGCTACCACGGGAGCCTTTTCTGTAGGGCTTTATCAAGGCAGCTACTTCTACTATCCGTGGACGGACTGCAAGAGCCCGTTGATTATCAACGTAGCGGCGACGCCATCGACGCAGACCATCGACAGCATCGTTGAGGATGCGACGATTACCACGACCGACCTTCCGGTATTCTTCTACACGCTCGCCACCCTGCGCGCCCGGACCCGCCACGCCGAGCTTCACGGAGTGATGATGGGTTACGGAGTCACCGTCGGGGACGGAAAGGCGGGACTGTTCTATTTTTCCTCAGCAAGCACCGCTACGGACGACGACGCTTTGAGCTGCGTCAAGCCGACCGACATCGCAACCGCAGACCCTGGCCGCTGGCTTCGACTCTCATGATCCGCTTCATTTCCGTTCTACTCTTCGCGCTGACGCTTTGCACCGCGCAGGCTCAGACCACAGTCGCGTGGCTGACCAATGCCACGGGTCTGGCGTCCCTTCCCCCCACCAGTTCTCGGCAAGCTGTCTCCGTCGGAAACGAATCATCCGGATGGAGTCAGTGGAATTGGAACGCAACCAGCACGGCATCGACAAACTCGACCGTCGTGGCTTATACCGGCCTTGCGACTGGTAGGTGGATTCAGTCCCCTATTACCGGCGTGGCCGTGGGTCTCACCACTGCCACCGTCCCGACCACGGGCAACTCTGTGGTCAACAAGACCGCGTTGGATGCGGCCATCTCTACCAATCGCACACGCTCGGTTTACAGCAAGTCTGACTTGCCGGCTCTGACTGGGCTTTCCGACGGTGCAATTGTTGTGGTCGCAGGAACTACCGACCCTGACGGCGCTAGCACTTGGAAGTGGAGTGCCTCTAGCACGGCGTCAACCAATGTTGACACCATTGCAACCACTGCGCTTTCGACTGGAAGATTTGCGCGAGCATTCTCTATTCAGACCCCGGTTCGCCAGTCTCTCTACTCAATCTACTCGCCAACCGTCACGCGCGGCTTTGTGCTGGATAGCAGCAGTTCCCCCTACAAGTACAACCACGACGCATCGCTCGCGTGGTTCGGTGACCGTTGGTTCGCGCAGTGGAACGCGAACACCAACCAGCTTGAGAGCAATGCCGGACAGGTCAATCTCCAGAGCACATCGACCGACCTGGTGACGTGGAGCACGCCGGAGCAGGTGTTCATCTCGGCGACGACTTCGACCAACCCGGTCTATTTCAATTGGTCTACGGACCTGCAATGGCAGCCATCCATGGTCAATGTCGGGTCGGAGCTGTGGAGCCTGTGGATGAATCAGGTTCCCGGAACCTATCCGACCGGCTGGCAGATCTACTTTTCACGGCTCACGTCACCGACCGCCAAATGGCAGAACACGCAACTGAACCTGAACTACACCGAGAACGGGATGACGTTCTACGGTTTTCCAACGCAGAACCCGTTGCAGCTCCAGTCGGGCCGCGTCGTGGCCCCGCTGGTGTGGGTAGCCACCAACTTCGTGAGCCCGGCACCCAGCGGTTGGCCGGTCGGAACAGTGTTCTGGACCCAAGAAAAGCGCGCTGGTGTCATCTACACTGACGACGGTGGGTCAAATTGGAAAGTTGGTGGTACCACCACGCTTCCGGGTTACAACTACGTCACATGGGAACCGACTATCCAGCAGTCGGAGGACGGCACCATTCGGATGTACTGTCGAAACCTAGACTACATCAACTTCTCGGCGTCCCAGTACGTGCTCACTGCGGTCGGCGCGTCGGATGGACAAGTTTTTGGTCCTCTCTCTATCTCCGCAGTCGAGACCACCTCATCGCGCATCGGGTCGGTCAAGCAGTACGGAAAGTTTTCCCGGCAACTCTCGCTGATGAACGATTGGAAGGGTGGAGGATTCGTCACGGACCGATACAATGGCGCAGTTGCGTTCTCTCGGTCGGGGTCGGATGACTTTATCCTTGGTGCGCCGTTCAGCGGTACGGATACCGTGGTGTCGTACCCGCAGGGTGTTGTCAAGGACGACAAGATCAGCGTCATCTATTCGCAAGGGTCTGTCCCGCGCAGCATCAAGACGGCTATCATCGACCCGGCTCCAGACCCGTCCAGTTATTATCTGATTCCCCGGCAGAACGACACAATCAACCCCTACGTTTCCTACGTAGCCGGACCGCCCGAGTATTTTCTACACACCACGGTTTCGACCATGTACTCCGTTGCCACATCGGCTGGATGGACCGACACCAACAGGGTGTCCCTCGGAGCGTGGCTGTACCGGACCAACAATGCCGCCGTCGAAGCCTACTTCGACAACCGGAACGTTGACTCCTTGAAGGGGCTGCTCGTCGCGTCGCTGGCTGGCGTTCCGTACGTCAACGTACAGGTCGGCTCCACTTCGACGAACGTCTTCTTTTCTACGCTGTCGATCCCGACAAACGGATGGAGCTACCTTGGTATCACCATCGACCTCGCGGCTTCTGGGATAACTCTCTACGTGGTAGATTCAGCGGGGTCGGCTACCACGGAAACCCGCACGCTGGCCAGTTACAACGGCGTCAACGGTTCCATCATGTATGTCGGACGTTCGCGGCCGGGATCGTCCGTGACCGGGTTTGCAGGCCGCATCCGGCACGCCATGGTTATCACGGGCGTCGCTGCCTCGGCGAACAACCACCGCTACTGGCACGGACTAGACCAATCAGCTCTTGGCGCTTCTGATTGGACAGGTACGGAGACCAACCCCGGATTGCTCTATTACGATTATTGGGCCGCAAGTTCCAACGCAGGAAGCAACGACGCAGCATGGCTCGCTAATTGGGCTCCGACTGGTAACGCCTTGCGAGGCAACGCTTACTCCAGCACAGTAGGCGGCTTGACCTCGCTCGTTGTCACCGGCACCGGGTCAGCGGGCGTGGAGCTTCCGCCGTTCAAGCGCGGTGAGCAACTCCAGTTTGGCACCAAGCTATTCATCACCAACAAAACCAGTGGGTTCGATCAAATACTTGCTACTATCGGAACTGTCGGTTCGCAAGTGCTGATTCTTAGCCGAACCAACAACCCCACATCTGTCGAGATGTGGAGCCAAGCGAACGGCGGCTACTACACGCTTGGAAGCTACGTCACGAACCAGTGGACCCCTCTTTCAGTCACGTTCGACGGAGCGTCCGTGACGGCGTCATGGAACAACGGGGCACCGATGCGGGCGCTGATGTATCAGGATGCCCCGCGCCTGTTCGTCGGTCAGGGCTACCTCGGCACGCGGACGGTCAACCCGCGTGATGGCCTCGCCGTCGATGTCGCTTCGACGTGGAATCACGTCGGACAGAAGATGACGCCGAATATGGAGTCTGCACCACAGCTCACCTCGGCAGCGGTTCTGGGCACTCTCCCGACGTTAAGCTTGATTGACACGGATGTTCCCACGACGAACCTTATCTCCGCGAACGCGACCCACGTTTACATCGGACAAACGGCCGGAAGCGGTGCTCGCGGATTCAGCGTTGAGACAGCCAGCGGAAATACGACGGCGGCTGGAGAAGCCGCATCGGCCCGGAACGTTATCAATAGCTACGGTCAGACGGCCAACACGACCGTCAATTACTACGGCGGAACGAACACAAGCCCGACGGCACCCGTCAGCGGCGTCTCCATCGGGGCGTTTTTCGTGGCCGCATACGATGGCGCATCGGTCACGTCTGCTCGGTCGACCTATGGTGCTGAGACCACCGAAAACTGGAGTGTCGGAGCCAATGGAACACGCAACTACGTGGAGGTAACAGGCGTTGGTTCTGCCACGCGCCGAAAGACGTGGTACTGGGAATCTAACGGTGGAGTGACCCACACAGACGCCGCGCCTGTTCTCAATGCGACCGCGACCGACGGCTCCAGCGGATACATCCTCAACATCACCGGAGGCACCTCCTCCAATATGCTGCGCTTTCAGGACGCTGGCGTGACAAAACACACGTTTGGCGCAAACGGAAGCCTTGCGCTAAGCAGTATCACCGCCACCAACGCGAATCTCAACGGAGACCTAAATGTCATCGGCGGTTTTGCCATGAGCAACAACGCACCCGTGCTGACTGCAGTCGCAACCAATGGGTCCAGCGGATTCAGGATCAATGTGCTTGGAGGGTTCAGTTCAACGGTTCGCTTCCAAACAAACAGCACGACGACGCACACCTTCGGAGGTGATGGGAGTATCGTGGCTACGGGGCCGATCACCGCCACAAAGTATACATCGACCGTCGCCACCGGCACCGCGCCGCTCACGGTTGCGAGCACGACCCGCGTTCCTAATCTCAACGCAGACATGATCGACGGTCTGCAAAAAACTGGTATCCAGCCAGCTAACCAATACCTCACTAACGTCGCCGCGCTGACTGCCCAGAGCCTCCCATCCACTATCATCTCCGTGACCGAAAACACCCAGACCGGCACGACCTACACCGTGCTTTCCACCGACAATGGAAAGGTCGTCACACTGAACAACGGCTCTGCAATCACGGTCACTGTCCCGACGCTATCGGCCGGCTTCTCCTGCACCTTCGTCCAGAAGGGCGCTGGCCAGGTGACGTTCACGGCGTCTGGGACCACCATCAGCAACGCGCACAGCCAGACGAAGACGTTCGGCCAGTACGCCGTGGTGACGCTCTACGGCCTGTCCTCAACCGCGTTCGTCCTCGCCGGTGACACTGGGATCTGACCCATGAAAACCCTAGTACTAGCCATCGCGCTCTGCCTTCCGGCCTGCGCGCAGTTTAACTTCTTTCACGCGCTGGCGACGTGGAAGGGCTCCGCGAACACGAACTCTCCGAAACTTTACCTGCCGCTTGCCGAGGCCAGTGGTAACGCCATCGCCACGACCGGCCCGAATTTCACACAATCCGGGACCGTCGGCGCGCTGTCTCCAGGTCGCGGAACCTACACGACCAACAACTATTTCAGCCACTCGGACAGCTTCGCCCCAAACATGGGGTCGAATAGTTTCACGGTCACGGCGTGGGTGAAGTCCTCCTACTATTACACAAACCTCGGCTCCGTCATCATCGAATCTGGAAGCTCAACCAACTGGCACTTTAAGCTTCTTGGCCCGTACAATGACGGCGTGGACAACTTTGATGTGATCATGGAGATGAGGGACTCCACCAACGGCACGAAGGGAATCGGGCTGGGTGCGTTTGCGACCAACGTAAACTCTTGGAACTTTATCGTTGGGCAATTTAATCAGCCGGCCAACGCACTGTCGGTGTCGGTGAACGCATCAATGTCCGCCACCAATTCATCATCGGCGACCGCAATGGTATCTCCTTCGTCTCAGACATTCAACGTGGGCGCTCCGGTTTCCGACATCTTGGCGTCACCTTTCACTGGGTACATCCAGCACCTTCGAGTTTACACACGTCTTCTTTCTGGAACCGAGCTGACCAATCTCTACAACGGCGGAACTCCGAACTGATACCATGGACCCATCTGACAACCTCGTCAACGAGACCACCAATCGCTCCGGGGCTTTCATCTTGGACACAGTCAAGGCCGCTCTGCCGGTTGGCGGCGGCAGCGTTCTCGCGACCATGCACAGCGCGGATGTAGTAGTCACATTCGCGACCCACGTCATCGGCCTGTGCGCCGCGGCCGTCGGGCTCGCGTGGTACATCGTCCGCCTGAGAAAAGACCTTCGAAACCGCAACAAGACCTCCAACAAAAACTGAACATGAACGAAACCTATCAATCCATCCTGCGGTCCGTCCTCAAAGTAGGGGCCGGCGTGCTCGTCACCAAAGGCATCACCGACTCCGCCGGCGCTGAGACTATCGTCGGCTCGCTCATCGGCCTCATCAGCGTCGTGTGGGGAATCCTCGCCGCGCGCACCGCGACGGCCAACAAGCCGTGACCATCGCCATCATCGGGGCCGTGGTGGCGCTCATGGCGGCTCTGGCCCCTGCGCTCGCGCGTTGGATTGCCAACCGCCAAGACCGCGCTTCCGACCCCGAGACCGCCCGCAAACACCGCATCGACACCGCCGCCCATGATATTGCCACGACCCCGCCCGGCATCGCGCCAGAGGCTTCTGCCAATGGCCTTGCTGACCTCGATGCTCTGGAGCGGCTGCGCCCACCGGATCGTCATCGTCCCCAGTGACGACGCCGTGGTGCGGCTCAAGGCCGGCACCGCCTACACGCCGGACTCCGATGGATGGTACATGACCGACAGCCTCTATCTCCGATATCGCCGCGCGGTCTCCGACAAGATTGCGGAGAACACGACTTCAAAATGATCACTATGAACAGTCGGTGGAAATGCAAGTTCCTGTCTGGCAACGGACCTTCAAAAAGTCCGCAGGCTCCGAACGAATTCGTTGTGAAAGCGCTTCGGGACTTTCGCGGACTTCTGATGATCGGAGTCGTGCAAGAGACATCATCCGCACCGCCGACGGCGTGGAACGAGCGCGACTTCCGAGAGAACTTCGCCGAGATCTGAACCTATGGCACTCCGCTCAATCCTCACCGGCGCACTTGAATTCCTTTCATCGGAGTTTGACAAGCCGCCCGTCTTCGTGTGGCGAGGGGTCGATGTCCAGTGCGTGCCGACCTCTGAATCGCGAGGCAACACGCTGGAAATCGGCGGGTTCGTCGAGCTTGTCACCCTGAGCCTCTACGTGGACCGCTCAGCATTCATCGCCTCCGACCCTACGCTGGTCGTCGTGGATGATGAGATCTTCACCGCCGAGGCAAGTCAGGTTGTCCCGGTCGCCGGGAAGAAGCTCACATTTAAGGGACGGCCCTATCGCATACTGACCGCGCGCGAATCCGCGGTCGGTTCTCACATCCTGCTCAACCTCGGAGACCCGAACCGATGAGCGTGCAATTTGACAGCACCGAGTGGAAGAAGGCCCTTCTCGAAATCTCAAAGGAGACAAAGGGAACGCTCGCGGACCTGTTCAACAAGCGCCTTTTCTTCGTGCTCGTTCGCACGTTCGCATCGCTAGAACCGAAAGACCCGGCTGGCCAGAGGGCGAAGAATCGGTCCTATCTCAACGAGGTCTTGGTCACCCGTATCAAGATGGCGGTCACCGGTAAGCGCGCCGGAAAGTTCCGTTCCACCGGAGCCAAGCACGCGCTCCGCAGGGTGTACCTGATTGCACAGGCAAGGCGCATAAAGAGGGGCGAGAAGGCACTCAACCCGCGGGCTCTCAAGGCTGGCTTCACCGACGCGATGAAGGCGGAGGTCGGTCCGATTCGGCGCAGCGCCATCGGAGGAGTGGGCTACCTCAAGGGCGCCATCGTGAAAGCAATCAGCACGCTCTCGCGGTCCAACGGGTTCGGATCGTTCGCCCAGTTCGGATTCGGCGCGAAGGTTAAATCCGGAGCTGTAACTAGGGATGAGGTCAAAGCCAACTTCTTCCTGAAATCAATCGCGAGCGAGTACGGACTGACCAGTGGAAACGTCGGCATCCACAAGCACACCAAGTCCAGCGCGAAGCCGGCCAACGCCTCCGATTGGAGCCCGGTGGCCGAGGTTTCCTTTTCCTTCGGCGTCCACGATACCGGAAAGGCGGGCGCTGAATCGCGATACAACACCGCACTCCAACGCGGGTTCGACGATGAGCTTGCCGGATTGAAGGCCCATCTTGAAGCCCGTATGTCGGCCATCGCCTCCGCACACAATCCATGAGCCACCTCGCCACCATCCACACCGCCCGCGGGATTGCGGCCTACCTCCGCACCATCGACCCCGTGCTCGTTCCTGCGCTCCAGGTCGTGTCTGGTATCTCGCGTGGTTATCAGGTGTCTCCATCGAGCGAGGAGCAAGACACTTCCGTCCCACTGCCCCGCATCGTGGTCCACTCCCCGAGCGCGCCGCAGCTAGCGCACCTCACCGGATCTTGGCGTCCGTCCGTCACGGTGGAGCTTCACGAATCCGCGGATGACACCAGCGAGGCCGACCATCTTGTCAGAGCCGACGCGATGCTCGACGCTTTGATGCAAACAGACCTAGCATCTTTAATCACCTCCGCGTCTACTTCCGCCGTGATACCGCTCACCGTCCAACTTGCAGTTGTGGAGAGCGTGGCATCCGAGGTCCGCGAGCGTCGCTTCATCTTCACGGTCAACCTCACCCTCGACGTGGTGTGCAGCACCCTCGCCTGATATGTCCGAAGCTCCCTACAAGATCCGCGACCGCCGAGGAACCGGCCAAGGCTGGGGTCGCAGCGACCTCTTCGATGCCTCGTCACCTCGCAACGACGAGCGCACCGCCCGCGTCCCTCAGAGCCTCGACCGAGACGGGTCCGCGCTCATGGGACAGCAGTCCCGCGTCGCGTTGATGCGGATTGCCCGCTACCTCTGTGCCAATTTCCCGCAGGTCCGCAACGCCGTCGCGGAGATGGCGACCTACACGACTGCAAGCTTCATCCCGCAGTTCGAGGGCAAGGACAAGGCATGGGGCGAGCAGGCCGAGGCGCTGCTTCGCGAGCACGACCGAATCCTTGATATCCGCGGCGCGCAGTGGAATCGGGACCACTGGCTTCGCGGAATGGTATCCAGCGCCATCCGTGACGGCGACAGCGCCACTCTGCTCGTGGACCGCGGCGACGGCTACCCGCAGATCCAGTGCATCCCCGGCCACAGGCTCGGGTGCCGCGCCACGACCGAAGTGATGAGCGGCCGTTACAAGGGGCTCGCGATTGTGGACGGCGTCATCATCGACGACTTCGGCACCGTCATCGCTCACCGGATTCTCGGGAACGTGCCCGAGGACGACCGAGATGTTTCCGTGGCTGACATCATCCCCCACTGGATTCCTGACGTAGCGTTGCCCGATCAGGTCCGCGGGATCTCATGGATTGGCTCGGTGCTCATCCAGAGCCAGGACGTGAAGGAGAGGCGGCGGCTGGAGCTGGCCGCGATGAAGCTCGCCGCGTCGGAAGGCTTCCTTGTGGAGAACGAGGACGGTCAACCGGAGCTGTCTCGCATCCTTCCAGACACGTCCGTGGTGGCCGCTGCTGCCGCGACCCCGATTGCCCCCGCCCTCGAAATGGTGGACGGACCCGGCTACCGCTACGCCAAGGCGAACACCGGCGCGAAGATCACACCCATCACCAGCGACCGGCCGACCGCGAATCAACAGGTCTTCGAGGACGGCATCATCCGCGAGATCCTCGCCAGCATGGGATGGAGTTCTGACTTCAGCTTCGACCCCACCAAGGTGGCGTCGCGCCAGATGTTCATCGTGATCGCGAAGATCAACGCGAACATGAACGCCATCCGCCGACTGATGGTGGAACCCGCGTGCCGGCGATTGGACGGCTGGCGCATCTCCAAGTTCATCAACCGCGGCGACCTTCCACCAAATCCCGAGTGGTATAAGTGGGGCTATCAACACCCCGCGGACCTCACGGCTGACGAGAAGTATTCGTCTGACACCGACCTCCAGGAATGGCGCGGAGGCGGTGCGACGATGGCCGATTTCTGCGGCAAGCGCGGCAAGGACTGGCGCGAGACCATCGACCAGAGCGTGCGCGAGGAGAAGTACCGAATGGACGCCTGCGCGGCCGCTGGCGTGCCCTACGATCGCGTCCGATTGCTCACCCCCAACGGCTCGCCCGTGGACGCGGTGGACGCTACGGACCCGACCGAGCCCGTTTGATAAATCAACCCAACAACTCAACCAAGTAAGGATAACATAACATGGCAACGCAGACCGGACTTACTCATCTTTTCGGATTCGGCACACTGACCTTCCTCGTCAAGGGCACCGACGCATCAACCACCGTCACGAACTACGCTAAGCCCAACATACAGGGCATGGGATTCACGCACTCTCTGGATTCCACGGTCATCAAGAGCACGAACGGCGAGGTCACCGGATTGATTCTCCACGGGGAGATGATTGAATGCACATTCGACTTCATACCGGAGGGGACCGCAATCGCCATCACGAACGCAGCTGGAAACGCGAACGCATCCGCGTTCTTCCCTCCCGTCGGCGGCAGCGTCCAGGTCACCGGGATGCCGGTCATCGTTGCCGGCAGCTTCACCGACGCGCTCAACACGGGCGCGACCGGAACAAACCTTTGGATCTACAAAGGCGGCGGAACCATCAAAGGGGATAGCGCGTCGAACTGGACCGGCTCCATCCCGCTCGTCCGGTATCCCGGTATCACTTCGGCGGTTCCGGTCGCGGCCTGATCCTGATGCTCGCCCACTGGCAACCTGCCGAGAGCGGCGCGAAGGTGCTTGGCCTTCGCCTTGTGCCGTTGACCATCGGTCACGTCTACCTGCTCGCCGAGCTACGGTCCCCCATCGTCACCGGAGAGGATGGAGCGGACCCGCTCGGCGAGCTTGGGCTGGCGTGCATCGCCTGCGCGTCGGATGTTGCCACGGCCCGTCAGGACATCGAGCGATTGCTCGGCGCGCAGGGCTGGCGTGCAAGACGCGCCTCCCGCAAGTGGGCAATTCATTGCGCCAAGATGGATTTCCCGGCCGAGGCTGAGAAGTTCCGGGAATGGTTCTCAGCGCAGGTGGACGGTCCGCGGCAGAAGCGCGACCTATCCAAGGACGGCGGCAACACCCTATCCGCTCCGTGGTGGTTCAACCTCGTCGCCAACATCGGTGGAGAGTTCGGCTGGTCGCCTGACATCATTAAGTCGCTGACCGTGCGCGAGGCGAAGCAGCTCCTGTCCGCGCGTCTCGAATCCAGCGGCAGCGCCGAGTTCACCACACAAGCCGATGAGGACTTCCGAACGTCTGTTGATTACTGGAAGAACGAGGTCAAGCGCCGCGGGCTGAATAGCATCACCGAACTGCGCCCCATCTTAGAAGCCGAAGCCAAAGCCACCGAATAGGCGGCAATGAACTGATATGGCCTTACTCTCATTCATGGCTCGTCTTGGGCTCGACGCCACGGGCTTCGAGAAGAACATGGCGAAGGCGGATTCTCAGGTGAACCGCTTTGGAAAGCAGACACTCGGCGCGTTGAAGGGGCAGCTCGCCGCGGCGTTTTCATTTGGCGCCATAGCGGCCGGCATCAATAACGCGGTCGAGAGCGCGAGCCGACTGAACGATCAGACCGCCAAGCTCGGCGTCGGGACAAAGTTCTTCCAAGAGTGGGCATTCGGCGCAAAACAGGCAGGGTCTTCGTCAGAAGAGCTGGCCGGTTTCCTTGAGAAGTTGGCGGTCGCGCGCACCAAGGCGCTCGGTGGAGGAGCCAGTGAAAACAAGGCATTTGAGCAGTTTGGAGTCAGTGTCAAAGACCTTCAATCCGGGTCGCTAGAAGACATAGCGGCAAAGGTTTCAAAAGCATTTGAAAGCGGAAACCCTCAAGAGTTTATCGCTTCGCTTCGTGTAATCGGCGGACGTGGAGCTGGCGGTTTGATTCCAGCATTCGCGGATGGTATGGATGACGCCGCCAAACAAGCGCAGGAGCTTGGGCTCGTTATCTCGGACGACACAATCCAATCACTCGACGCGCTCGGGGACAGGTTTGATATCATCAAGGCGCAGTTCAATGTCGGGTTTTCTCAGATTGGCACGTACGCGGTAAAAGCATGGAGCGCAGCGTTCAACGCCGCTGAGAAATACTTTCAAGCAGCCATCCAGTTCGGCGTCGGGTTCCGTCAAGGGAACGGCATCAAGGACAGCATCAACCGCGCTGTCGCATCGTCCCTGACGGCAGTCGAAGAAACCGGCATCACTCAGGATAGCGAGGAGGCTGCGCTCAAAATGCTTCAAGAGAAGAAGCGGAAATCGCGCCTTTCTGCGCCTGATTTCAGTGGTGTAAAGTCGGCCGTCAACAAAGCTGTCGAGGCCAGCCAATTCCAATCCTCCGCCGACAAGTCAGTTGCATCTCTTGGTGGCTACTACCTCGGCGGTGACGCGACCGCCGGAATGGACCTTGCACGTCAGGCGCTTGAACTAGCGAAGCGGACCGCTGATGACACCAAGCGCAGCGCGGACAGGCTTGATGCAATCGACGCTAAATTAACATCACTAGAATGAGCAAGTCCGCCCATCTCGCCACATCCATCGCGGCCGGTCAGGTCAGCCTTGTCAACTTCGCACCGAGCGTTGACCCGGACGGGCGGGGTGTATGGGATTACACCTACGAAGGAACGGACGCGGGAATCTCCGTTCTTTCAAACTCGATGCTGCGGGCAGGGGCGAAGATCCGCACCAACTATGGACCAGGCGTCGCATCGCTCACCGCTTCCTTCTCCTACAACCCCGGTGCAGACCCAGCGGATGCCGGCGTGCCTGCTACCGTTGAGGCTCCGGTTGACCGCTACTCGGTACACTTCGGCGCGGTGCAAGTCAGTTTGTTTGTGCTTCCTTATGCGACGTATGAGGCGAAAGATTACTCAGTCAGAGCAGGAGTGACACTGGCAAACTACAAGAAGACCATCACGGATGCAGTGAATCAAGGTGTCGCTCTTGATATCAACTCGGCTCAATACCCATTTGCGCACGTCATCTATCGCCAACTTTCGCACGGCGTCGAATTCGCCACCGTTGACCGTCCGACCCTCCGGCGGACACGGACATATTCCTACGCTTACGCCGAGCGCCGGCGCGTCACGTTCGACCAGATAGCCTACACCACGTCACGACTTGCCAGCCAGTTCGGGATTCCAAATGACATCCTAGCAGTCCTTCCATTCGACCCAAGCGGGGTCGGTGAAACGCCGGACGTGTCAGCGTGGGGCTGGCGCATCGCAGACCAAGACCTGACCTACAATCCGACCTCTCGGAAATGG